AAACTAAAAAGCACTCTAGGCATTTTAATGGCTACGACTGCTCTTACTGCCTGTAACCTAGGTAGTGAATCAGTCAATGCGGTTAAAAGCGTCACTAGTAGTCTGACAACAAACAGTGCTTTTTCTGCTATTAGCGGCCAAATTTCTGCACTTGAGCAGGTGGTTGCTGTAGCACAAAATAGTGCTAGTATCAGTGCGCTAGTAAATCCAAATGATAATGATCGAAAACTTGCGGGGGATGTTGTTTCCCAAATCGATAATGTTATTAACGGCTGGGAAGAGTATAAATCCAGCATGAATCCAAAACTATTGGCAGTTAAGCTATCCACAGATGAGTGGCGTAAAGCTGAAGCTGTTGTAAAGATCCTAAAAGAAGATCTGCGTCCGGTAGTTGATAAAGTTGTCCAAGGTGGCAGCTACGACACTAATGATTTTAAATTCCTCGAAAAGAAGGAAACGTTGGATAAAAGAATTACTGAAAAGAAGGCAGCTATATTTGAAGGCGCCACTCCAACTGTAATTAGCGCAACAACAAGCGCCGTAACTGTAGACACATCAGACTCAGTAACTTCAGCAGAGCGTGTTAAAACAACTGACATCGCCAATGGAGAACAAACTGTTACTGGTGGTGATAGTGTTAGTAACTTAACTCGTACAGCAACATGGACGAAAACTACTACTAAAAATATGGAGTATGATCGTACATGGACTGTTAAAGTACAGAACGTTACTACTACTGTTTTCAGTGATGGCTCAACAAGTGAAGATCGTGGAGAGATCCGTGAAGTAGTACACAAGCAGACATTTGATGCAGCGGCGCAAGTCACTACAGAAGAAATGTCAGCAACTATTGGTTATACTGCTGATGTTCAAAATGATCCAGTTGTGGTTGTTACTCGTGGTGAAACAACGGTTGAACATGTATACGATGATCGTGCAGAGCAGGAAACACTAAGTGACGGTAGTATTTTGCATAAAACTGTACGTAAAACTACTACCACAAATACAACTCCTGTAACTACGACTACTACGTATCCAAAAGTCACTGTCTATACATATGAAGATGGACATGTATATACACATGATGATACTGATGAAGTTACTAGTAATACAGAAGATGAAGTCATTGTTGATATTACTGATAATGAAGTAGTAGAAACTACTACTGAACATGTTGTTGCTAGTGAAACAACTACTAATGAAGTTATCACTGAAGTAGTTGAAAGTGATCCTGTATTTGAAACTACACACGAAGATGTAACAACTGTAGCGATCGTTGATGGGTCAGAGTTTACAACTGTTACTCGTCATTATACAACTGTTGCAACTGTTACAACTACCACAACTACAAAAACAACACCTGTTACTAAACAAATTTGGACGGATAATCGAGAAGAACTTATCCGTGGTGAAACTGTAGTGGATGTTCAAACGGCTAATACCGTAGTTGAAGATTCTTGGGTAAAAATAATGAGTTCTAATTCAGTAGAAATTACTGAAGAAGAAACAAATACAGAAGCTGGATCAGTTAATGTAGGTGACCTTGGCACAGTAACGCCTGGTATGAGTTCAGTTGTTGCGGATCATCGCACATCAGAATTTATGCTTGGTGATGTTAGTAACCATACTGTTAATAAGGATATCATTAAAGCTGATGTTGCCTACAGTCGTGGTTGGACTGGTAAAGGTAGTTTAATTACTATTGCTGATACTGGTTATAATACAAGCCATACTGATCTTGATGCAAAGCATACTTATAATACACTTACTGGCGATTCATCCAATATGAATGATAATGTTGGACACGGATCTCATGTTATGGGTATTGCCGCTGGCCGTAGAAATGGTACTGGCATGCATGGTGTAGCATTTGATGCTGACGTTGCAGTAGTTAAGGTATCTGATACATCTGGTTATAGCTTCCAACGTGCTCGTACAGGTGCTGCATGGGCTCGAGATAAAGGCAGTATTGCTTTTAACGTTAGTGCTAATTACAATTCAGATAGTGCATTGCGAAGCAGTATTGTTGACTTGGGCAACGGCAACTTTAAGTCTAGCCATAGTTTTTATGGCAAATACGGCTATAATGGTGTTATTGACGAGGCTCCACTGTGGGCAAGTGCGCTAGGTAACGAACAAGTACTTGTTAATAGTGCAGGTAACCAAACAAGTGATGTTGTTTTTGGTACTGGTCAGATGGCAACTGCTACTGACGCTAATGGAAATCTTATCCTAGGCGGCCGTATGATTGTTGTTGGTAACTGGGATCAGGGCAATAATGTTGTTCAAGGTGCTAAGTCTGGACACCTATGCACCTCTTATGACGAAGCAGCGAGCGTTTGTAAGGATGCTGCCAAGACTAAGGACTTTTACATTCTTGCTCCTGGTATGAGTGTTAAGAGTGCTTATAAAGGTGATGCAAATGCGATAATTGATTTGAGTGGTACGTCCATGGCGGCTCCTCAAGTTACTGGCGCAATTGCTATCCTACACCAAATGTGGCCACATATGAAAGGTGCAAACCTTGTTAAGTTAGTCACAACCACTGCTGATAAAACAATCGTTGGATATGATAGTAACGTGCATGGCAGTGGGTTGTTGGATCTAGATCGTGCTACACAACCTGTGGGCGCAACTGGTATTCCAACAAGTGGGCGTACAAGTGGTGCTATTAGTAGCCTAAATACACTTAAAGGTGGCGCGGCTGTAGGTAGTATTAGTAGTGAAGCCTTTGGTGCATTAAGTAGTGTTATGGTACTCGATAGTTTTGAGCGAGACTATAGCATAGATCTTAGTGAAACGCAAAAGGTGGACACTCGTCCAGGAAGTTTCGTAGAAGCAATGGCATTTAGTAACGCTGATGCCGGTAACTACGATGCATATGGTAATCTTGCAAATACGCAAAACAATATGGTAACTCCAGAGTTTCTTGGATTTACAACTAGTTTTCGTATGAACAATAACGCAAGTGGTGATTATGCCTTGAAGTTAGGTTATAAGTTCATTGATCGCAAGAGTACTAAGATAGACTTTGGCTTAGGCTTTGTCAAAGAGACTGGTAAGTTCTTAAATAATGTCCAGGAAGGCTACATGGGTGTTGGTGAAAACCACACTACAAACTATGGTAGCATCAATCTAAAGCATAACTTTACTGATAGTGTGTATGGATTTGGTAACTTCCAATTGGGCATGACGGACGTTGAAGCCAGCAAAGACTTTAGTCTTGTTAAAGGATACAGTAACCTAGTTAGTAAAAGTTTCGCCGTTGGTGCTGGGCTTACACCTAGCAAAGGCTGGTTATTGGGAGCCAGTTATAGCCAACCACTAAATATCATGAGCGGTGAAATGCACTACAAAGTTCCTGTAGGACGGACCTTAGACGGTCAAGTTAAGTTCAATGAAGGAAGTGCTGATGCAAGTACGAATAATATTGAACATGACCTAGGTTTTTTTGTACAATATAAGATAGATGAGTCGTTTAGCATGGCAGGATATGGTGAACACCGCTTAAATGTCGCAGGTACAAAAGACAATAACCAATCTAACTTTGGTATCAAGTTTAATTGGAAATTCTAAGGAATACGTAACATGGAACTAGTGCAGATCACATATGATAACTATAAGAAACTTCAACTAAACATCGATGATGATCCAGTGCGGCCAGAGTTAACCTTGGATTTTAGGTTAGATTTAGGTCGTGAGATTTGGGCACTAGTTCTTAATGGAGAGTATAAGGCGGCGATCTGTGTAGCATACTGTAATTCGGTACCTACCACTGTTGAAGAACTAGACCTCTACAGTCAAGCAGCGCAACAAGACGGACAACGTGGTGATGTTATGGTAGCTTACACAGTTTGGAGTAAAAAACTAGGTGCAGGACAAAAGATAGTCCTAGATATTATAAAAAAGCTAAAAAAACAAAAAGATGTCAAACGCCTAGTTACCCTTAGTCCAAAAACAGCAATGGCTAGAAAATTCCATTTAAGAAATGGCGCCTTTATTCTTCAAGAAAATACTGAGACAGACAATTATGAATACAACATATAAAAATATATGTTGATCTTTACATAGAAAATAAGTATAATAACTATTATGATAAAAAGAAGATATTTAACACAGGATGAAATTAAAAATAGCTGTTTGGAAATAGCCAGACAAATGTTTAAAGACGAATGGCACCCGGATTATATAGTAGGCATTACGAGAGGCGGTTTATGGTCAAGCGTAATGCTTAGTCATTTTTTAGGTATCAACATGTTTACTCTTGATGTAAGGCTGCGTGATGGAAATGCATGGTCTCTTGAAAGTAATGCATGGATGGCAGAAGATGCTTATAAAGGAAAGAAAATCCTTATTGTAGATGATATCAATGACACGGGTGAAACGTTGCAATGGATTGTAGATGACTGGACTAAAACTGTTTGGGAATCAGATGCAAAATGGCAAGAAGTTTGGCATAAAAGTGTTCGGTTTGCATGTACTGTAGATAACCTTCCTAGCAAATTTGAAATAGATTATTCAGGCATTGAAATTAATAAAGAAGAAGATCCAGCCTGGATTGTCTTTCCACATGAAGGATGGTGGGAAATTTAATGTTTAAACAATATCATAATTTTATTACTGATATAGAACATGTAGATATTCTTACTCAAATTGTTTATCAACCAAGATGGCAGTTTGGACAAACAAGTGATGATACTATTGAGCCAAATTATCCAATGTGGTTTCAAAATTTTTATAACCATAAAGAATTTAAATTTATTGAAAACACTCCACCAATTATAGAAACTCTAGCTAATCGGTTTGAAGAGCTTTATCCAGAAGATTATATGTTAGTAAGAGTAATGGCTAGTGCTAATACTTTTGGATTGGACGGCGACTACCATACAGATTGGCCGCATCCTGGCGTAAGTTTTACTGGCGTACTGTATACAGATAAGGAATGGGATCGTAACTGGGGAGGAGAAACATTGTTTGCTGGAGATGATCAGATAATTGCTAGTGAATATGAACCATGTAAACTAGTTACATTTGATAGTAGTATCCCACATATTGGCAAAGGACCACAGCGTCGTTGTAAAGAAATGCGTAGTATCTTAGCATTTCAAGCAGTACAAGTTGATGCTCTAAAAGAGAGATTAAAAATAAAAGTTGGAAAATCTACATAAGTATAGTAATATAGTAATAGAGGACTTTGACGCTCATCCCTCTATAAATATTCTGCGTGTCATCAAACTATCTACTTTAAAGGAGACAAGAGATGGCAAAATACATAAGCACTAAAACATATAGACATTTAGGTCCAGTTGCATACAGGCAGTGGAGAGCAGACTCACACTGCAACATGATCCATGGATATGCATTAAGTTTCCATTTTGAATTTGAAACTGATGACCTAGATGCTCGAAACTGGGTAGTTGATTTTGGTGGATTGCGGCCACTAAAAGAACACCTTGAAGATTGGTTTGATCATACGCTATTAGTAGCAACTGATGATCCAGATCGCGAAGCACTGCTAGAACTAGGTTCTAAAGGACTAGCAAAAATTACAGAAGTTGAAAAGACAGGATGCGAAGGTCTTTCAGACTTCCTTTATGAGTATGTAAACACAATATTCTTACCTGGTTGGGAACCTGGCACTAGAGTTTGGTGCTGTAAGGTTGAGGTAAGAGAAACTGACTCAAATATGGCTATGCGAGTTGGTCACCGAGAAGATGGAGAATTCGATGTTTAAATGTATTATGAAATTCTTTGGCCTTGGCGAATCAAACAATATTACAGAAGCTGAACTCAAGAAGATGACTAAAAAGGAAGTCGACGAATGGGCAGCATCTAAGGGTATTAATCTTGATCGTCGTCTTACAAAGGCTAAGATGATTGATAATCTAAAGCAACACATTGTTGTAGAGTAAACCAAGAGGTTCATATGAAACTCAGATACTCTGAGGCTTTTTACAGTGTACAAGGAGAAGGCAAGTTCGTAGGGGTGCCTAGTGTATTCCTTAGAACTTTTGGCTGTAACTTTCGCTGTATGAACTTTGGCCTGCCTAGGGGTGAGCCAATGCGTGACGAAAAACAAAAATTAGGAAACAGGTATAACGATGAGGTAAAGCAACTTATCGACGATAAGGTACCTCAAACAACCAAAGAGTTTAACGACTTGCCTATTATACACACAGGTTGTGATACCTATGCTAGTATATATCCTGAATTTAAAAACTTTAATATGCTTAAAGAGGTTGAAGAAGTAGTAGATCATTTATGTAGTCTTACACCTAATGGAAAATGGACACAAGATAACGGACAAGACATACATTTAATTTTTACTGGGGGTGAACCGTTGTTGGCGTGGCAACGGCTTTACGTTGATTTATTAGAGCATCCACGCATGAAAGATTTGAAGAATGTTACCTTTGAAACAAACACTACACAACATTTACACAAAGAGTTTTTTGATTATCTCCACAATCAGAACAGATTTACGGTCACATGGAGTTGTAGCCCTAAGCTCTCCGTTAGCGGAGAATCTTGGGATAGTGCTATCAAACCTGAAATCGCTCATAAGTATAGTCTTGTACAAGGTAGCGATATGTATCTTAAATTTGTTGTTGCTGATCGTACAGACATTGATGAAGCTGGTAGAGCTGTTAACGAGTATCGCGCTAAAGGCGTGGAGTGCCCTGTGTATCTCATGCCGTTGGGCGGCAGGAGCGAAGAATATAACCTCAATGTTCAGGAAGTGGCCAACATTTGCATGGAAAAAGGATGGCGATTTACCCCTAGACTCCATATCAGCTTATTCGGAAATGCCTGGGGAACTTAAAGAATATAAAAGTAGTCAATTAGAAAAGGCTATGAAGGCTCCAATTAACGTAGACAAATTAAGAGAAGGCGGGCTATGAAAGACAATTGGAGCGACTATTGGCAGTTTAGATGTAATCAGATAGAAAAGAAGTTCCGTAATACATATTTAATAATGAAGAATAAGTCACCTTTATTTGTATGGGGCGGTTATGATGGAATTGATAATAATGTATGGATCCCCCAATCATATGAGGAATGGCTAAAGTATAAAAGAGAAGATTATGAAAAAAATTAATTGGAAAGAAGTTTGGGATATATCCTGGAAAGAATCTAAAAAATATGGCAACATAGAAGGTCCAGAAAAATGGGCTCTTTACATTGTGTTATTTTTTATGTTATTCCTTATTACAATAAATTTAGGATAAACTATGAAATCTGTTTGGATTAGGCATGGACAAAGTGAATACAACGCTAAAAACTTGAGCACTGGTTGGCATGATCCTGATTTAACAGAGCTAGGCAATCATGAAGCAATCCATGCATCTGGTATATTAGCTCATAAATATTCTGAAATAGCTGGAATATATGCAAGTGATTTAAGACGTAGTTTTAATACAGCAAATATCATTATTGAGAATACAGATTGGGATAAAGAACTAAAAATAAGTCCCGCCATTAGAGAGCGAGATTATGGTAATTGGAGTGGCAAAGACAAAGATCAGTTATTAGATGAAATGGGTTCAGACCAATTTACAGCTATTCGTAGAGGGTGGAGTACTCCACCAGAAAATGGTGAAAGTTTAAAAGAATGTGCGGCGAGGGTGTATGGTTTCTTAAAAGAAATAGAAGATAGATCTAATGAACTGCCGCATATAATTGTTTGCCACGGAAATACAATTAGAGCAGCAAGCGTTGTTTTAGGAAAAAGATCACCAGAAGATGTACATGAATTCGAAGTAGTAACAGGAGAAGTAATAGAATGGGACTTTTAGATGATGCTAAGATAGCTATGGGATTAGGAAAAGCTAAAGTTGTTGAGGAACCAAAACCTAAAGTAAAAAAGAAAAGTGAAAAAGAAATTGCTACAGAAAAAGGTGAACCTTGGGTTAGTGTTATAAACGTTGAAATTGACCCTGATAATATTGGCAATGGCGCTTTTGAATTAGATTGGAACGAGGAATTTATTAAAAAGTTATGGAAAGCCGGTTATAGAGATGAGGAAGAAAACGATATGGTAGATCGCTGGTTTCAAGATGTATGTAGACAGGTCGTATTAGAAACATATGAAAAAGATGAAGCTATGGTAACACGTAACGATCTGGGCAATGGCAAAACAGAGTACAAGTAAGGTACAATGTACTATTTGCAGCGTAGATACATTAATTTCTCATTATATAAAATATTTTAAAAATAAAAGAGGTGAAGTGCAGCTTGGGGGGAGTGATATGGAGGGTCCATTGTGTACTAATTGTTACAATGATATCCAAGATCAAGCTCTAGGAAAACCTAAAATGTTGGAAAAAGAACATAACTATGTTAAAACCCATATCCAAAAGAAAACTTGATAGTTACACTAGATTTCTAGCAAAATGGATGCTATTGTTTATGGGACTGCCGTTAGCTTTTGGATTTATAATAACTCCACTCTCAATATTAATTTTAGTAGTAGGATTAGATTTTATTTGGCATAAAATGGAGGATATAGAATTTCCATGATAATTTATGTTAATGGTGATAGCCACAGCGCAGGTGCTGAATTAGTTAAAGATTATTGTTTCGCAGATGACGATCAACGATATGTTTATTTAGGAAGAACCCCACATCCAGAAGCTATTCCAAAAACGTTTGGTAGCCATTTAGCACACGCCCTTAATGCAGGGTACTTCCTTGATGCTGAAAGTGCTAGTAGCAACTATCGTATTTTACGAACTACAAAGCAATTTTTAGAAGAGAAATATAGTACCACAAAAACAATTATTATTGGGTGGTCTACTTGGGAACGTGAAGAACTATGGCATGAAGATAGATATTATCAGCTTACAGCAAGTGGTTCAGACAGCGTTCCTGATGAACTTTTTGATACGTATCAGTCTTGGGTAATGGAGCAAACAGAAGATAATTTACGTGTAAAACAAGAGTACTGGCATAAACAGATTTACGATTTTCATAAAAAATTACAAGAACAAGGCATAAAGCATTTGTTCTTTAATAGTATGCAATCATTTAATGAAAAATGGACAGGAAAACTAAATTGGGACAACTGTTATATAGATCCTTATAATCAAAGTATGACTTTTAGTAACTGGGCAAAAGAAAACGGATTCTTACCTGCTAATGGAGGTAACCATTATAAAGAAGATACCCATGTTGGATGGTATAAAGTTTTACTAAAGCGGTTGACTAATGATTATAAAACTAGTACAATTAACGTAACAACTGTGAAATCTAATGTTCAACCATTTACAGGACTTACGGGGTCGAAGTGACAACATATTTACTAGTAGATACTGCTAATACATTTTTTAGAGCACGTCATGTAGCACATAAAGGCATGGATACATGGACACGCCTAGGGTTTGCAACTCACGTTACAATGAGTGCTATTAACAAGGCTTGGCGAATGGCAGGAGCAGATCACGTTGTATTTGCTTTAGAAGGACATAGTTGGCGTAAAGATTTTTATGAACCTTATAAAAAGAATAGGGTTGCTAAACGTGAATCATTAACAGAAGAACAACAAGAAGAAGATAAACTGTTCTGGGAAACATATGATGAGTTAACTACATTCCTCAAAGAACAAAGTAACTGTAGTGTTCTACGCTGTGATATAGCAGAAGCAGATGATATTATTGCACGTTGGATATATATGCATCCTGAGGATCAGCATGTTATTGTTAGTAGCGATACAGATTTTGTGCAACTCATAAACGATAATGTTAAACAATATAACGGCATTGCTAATCATATGATTACAATAGACGGTATTTTTGATGATTACGGAAAACGTGTAAAAGATAAAAAGACTGGCGAGGATAAAGAAATTCCTAATCCTGAATGGCTGTTATTTGAAAAATGTATGCGAGGCGATGCAACAGATAACGTGTTTAGTGCTTATCCTGGTGTACGTAAAAAAGGATCAAAAAACAAAGTAGGATTGTTAGAAGCATTTGACGATCGTGGCAGTAAAGGGTATAGTTGGAATAACATGATGTTACAGCGTTGGACAGACCATAATGGTGAAGAACATCGTGTATTAGATGATTACCAACGTAATGTAACACTTGTTGATCTTACCGCACAACCTAGTGAACTAAAAGAGTACATTGACACAAGTATGCGTGAACAGATGGATACTAAAACTAACAAAATGGTTGGTGCAAAGTTTCTTAAGTTCTGCGGCAAATATGAACTAAAGCGTATTGCAGAGGACGCGACAAGTTATGCAGAATGGCTACAACGAGGTTACCGTGTATAAAGCAAAACCTGTTATTGACAATAAATTTTGGATTGTTGAACAAAATGGTCAACGTATAGGCACTGTTCGCAAAGGCGTAACGGACAAGCTAACAGTAGTAATGCCTGCTGGCATTAGTAAGTGTAGTGATATGAAAGAATTAAGCAATAAATTTAATATAGAAATTGTTGCGTCAAAAGACCTAGTAACAACAAAGCAAGATACACAAGAAAAAGAGGTGCATGGATTTCCATGTAAGACTGCTCCATATAATAGTATGTATGATATAAAGCGTAAGTTGCCATTATATACAAAAACGGAGAAGAGTCAAAGTTTTTATTGTGCTGGTTATTACATTATTGGATTTGAAAAAGGGTGGGTTACTGCATATTGTCCTAAATTGCTAACGCTAGGTCGCAATGAATTTAAAGGTCCATTTAAGACAAAACTGGAAATGCAGGAAATTTTAAAACAAGTGCAATGAATCTACCAAAGTTTCCGAATATAGATTTATTAGTTAAAAAGGCTAATACTGGCGCTAGCCCTAGTATTAACGTTACTAGGGAAGAAGCACAACATATAGCTAAAGAATATATGAATCTTGTAACACATATTATGCAATTACAAGATCGCATTATTGAACTTGAAAATGAAAAGGTTAACCCTGAAACAGTGGAAATCATAACGCCAAATTTCTAATTAACTACTCATATAATTTAGATAAATATATACGTATATTTTAGGAAATATTATGAGCAGACCTAAACCACAGATTTTGATTGAAAAAATTGATAAATCCACTTACAAAACTGAACAAGTGGTAGCTAGTGAAGGAATTTGGTCAGTCTTTTATCAAGGCAGACCAATTAATCTTAAGAGTAGCAATATGCTTATTAGTTACCCTGGGCCTAAATATAAAAAAGTAAGTTTTAGTAATTCAGGACATGCTATTAACTTAGCAAAAAAACTTAACAAAAAGTTTGACTGCGATGATTTTACAGTGATTCTTCTTAAAAAAGGCGACATGGTATATCCATAACAAAAAAGCAGTACACCAGCAAATTTTCAGAAGTAGGAAAGTTAACTATTCCATCTTCAGAATTAAATTCATTCTTTTGGATGAATATTAGGGAAAATGGCGGCCTGCGGTTATGTGATAATGGATACCATTTTTTAATCAACGATATTGAACTTGAAAGTTACACTGTAGAAATACACAAAATACGTATTAATCACAAATTTTTGTTAGAGCTTGATAAATTTATGGATTGCCCTTACTATCTAGTAACAGGTAGATGGCCAAAAATAATTTTGTTCGGCGAGCATACATATATGTGGTGTTGTTTGCACGAAGATTTTAAGAGTTTTCTAAATGGATACAAAGTTTAAGTACATCTTTAATAGGCACTTGAATGACAGCAGATGGAAGCATCTAGTAAATGTAGATCTATGCAATCTTCGAGAACGCCGCTTTTGGGATGATTATCAGACAGACCGTACCAATTTTATAAAGTTCATGGATACACATTACGACAAAGTGAAATATAGCATACGTTGGACAGACTATGGCGCTGATGTGAGGTTCGAATCTGATGCTGATGCTGCCAGTTTCCTCATGTTTCACACATAAAAAAACCGCACATCTCTGTACGGACATGTAGGCGCCTTATCCCTACTTGCGAATTCTGTTACAATTATTTATCTAAAACGGTTGACAAGGACCCTATATGTGCTAATATGTATATATAGAGCAAGAGAGAGAGATTTGATATGTACAAAAAAGGTAAAAAGTTGGAAGAAGAACTCAAAAAACTTGGGGCCAAGCCTCTTCGTCATCCAACGGATGCCGATACTTCGGCTCTGTCAGAAGGAGAATTTTAAATGAAAAAAGGAGAGCTGTAGACCATGTTTTACGTTTATGAAATTGCAACTTCCCGGATTATGCAGAATAAGAAGGGCAAGAACACCTGGAAAAGCTATGGTGCTGCTAGAGCATTCCTTACCCGCTTGGCTCGTATGGGCTACAATAGGGGAGACTACAGCATTATTGACGTCAAATTGTTCAGTTTTGTGGACAAGAAAGTTGAAAAAGTCAACTTAATGACGGGCAAAACCTACACGGAGAGCGTTAATACTCCTAACTACATGTCGCCCAGTTCAGAAGCATACTGGAGCATGTAAATGACTTACTTCTTTCAAGTCATTCAGTGTATTGCCGTAGTTACATTTTATGCCCTAGGCCTTGTTGGCCTGGGCATGATGTTGTATTTTATTGCAACATTTTAGTCTTTTTTGGTTGACATATACCAATATCATGTTATCGTTAGTTATGTTGTTAATTAGGAGCAAGAAATGAGCGATATAGACGTCCGTACAGTGACACTCTCAGAAGCAGAGACTCGCATAGTCCGTGCTTTCCGTAAAAAGCGTCCTGTATTTTTGTGGGGCATGCCTGGCGTAGGCAAGTCCGAACTTATGGAAAAGATCGCAACCAGTGGTAAGGTGGGCAAGAAAGTCAAGTTGGTTGACGTTCGTGTAGCCCTAATGGAGCCTACTGATTTGCGTGGCATGCCGTTTTATAACAG